AGTTGTAGTTGCAGCTCCAACTGCAGCAGAGGCATTGTTAGCCGTATTAACTGCAGCTGCAGCAGCTGCTGATGCATTGTTGGCTGTGCTAACTGCCGCCGCAGCGTTTGCGCTAGCTGTGTTTGCCGTAGCAATAGTTGATTGCGCTGTGCTGTTTGCGTTGTTGGCTGTAGAAAGTGCAGATGCCGCAACAGCTGCTGCGTTGTTGGCTGCTGTTGTTGCGTTTTGACCAGCCGTTACCGCTTGGCTTGACAGGGCGTTTGTGCTGTCCGATATGTCCCGCAATTCCTGGTTGGTGTACAGGCCTTGCGTGTTAGTCGTGTTGAAGTCGCTAGCAACCGGCGTGCTGCCGTCAGTGAAATTGACTAGCGATGCGTTGACTGGGGTGATCCGTAAAATTTTGACCACTACCGCGTTGGCGGGAGCGGTGTTCATTTGAATGGTGGCGTTGTTAACCCAGGTGAAGGCTGCGGTAACCGTCCCGTTCAAAGAAACTTCAATGTGTTCCTTGCGGATGTATCCAAACGGCACCGCAAACTGGGTAAGGGCGCCGTTTCCCGTGTAGGTGACGTAGGAGTAAGCCATCAGCGCAGAGCCTCTATGAAGGTACGTGGGTCGGTCTCTTGACCGTATTTAAGCCGAAACTGGACGTCACGGTTAGCTCCTTCGGAGTAATCCTTGTTCTCCATTAGCCGCTTGCCGTAAGGCCCTGTAAGGAAGGTCTCGCGGCCTAGCGCCAAAAACTTGCTGATCACGGTGTTCAAGGCAGCAACGCGCAGGCTTTTCACCTGTTCACTGGGTCGGCCCTGTGGGCTCTGCTGGTACAGGTCGCTCTTTATTTCTTCATCCAGTGCCTGCAGCAGCGTCCTGCCGAACTGATCGGGTGTACGGCTGACGGCCAGGATGTACTGCTCAAATTCAACAGGGCTTAAGCGGTTTTCTTTAATTGTTCCGCCATTGGTAAAGTCCGTAGCCCTTGGCCCAACAAAACTGGAACCAAGGCCGGCCAATTGTCCCATTTCCCTAAGCACTGGTATTCCAGGGTCTCGTTTTACTGAAAATGATGATTGAGGTCCTAGTTGCAGGAACGACGCCAGCCATGGATGGTCAGTTGGCACAAATGCATCACCCCATACTCCGCTTAAGACTATTGGATCTCCAGTAATCCAGTTGCGCTTGGGAGGTAGGGACTCAGACCAGCCGGGAGTTCTGCTTTTAATTACGCTCACAGTTTCTTCAAACAAGCGCATAGCTATGTCAGGATTGTTGCTAGGTTCAACTTCTCGGGCAATAGGGTCCACAAGACGACGGGCTGCATTTAGTGCGCTGCTATAAGGCACAAAAGTTGCTGCTTGACTTTCTATGTAGCGAGCAAAAGGATCTCTGCGGTTAAAACCAATATCGATTTCTTCAAAGCCCATTAAGGCTTCAACTAACTGTGCAAACCCTTGAAAATAAGTTTTCGATAATTGACCAGCAGCTACTGCCGTTAGCAAGTCAACGACTATGGCAGACCCCATTCGGTTAGCAGATTCTTCGCTTACTTTGTTAGCAAGTTCTTGATAATCAGCCATCGCTCCAATCAAAGACGAAAGAGGTTCAAGAGCTTTGTGACTAATCCACGGCGTCCAAGTTGTATTTCCGTTTTCATCTTTGCCAGTACGAAACCGCATGGAGTACGGTTGTTTGCCTAATTGTTCGGTCCATTTGCGTTTGGCATCAGGGTGGAACGGGCCACCGCCGGTAAATTCAACTGCGCCATGAGTCATGGCAACACTTAACGAAGTAAGAACAGTGGCACCCATGGCGACTTCGCCTCTTGCCCGGCTACGGGTCATGGCATCTTCAGAAAACACGTCACGCACCCACGTATCAGTCAGTGGGGCTAGCGGCGTACTGCGAACAGCTGCTTTGATAATGTCAGCAGGAGAGCGGTTAAAGGCATTTATTAAACTAAACAACGGAGCGGCAGCGGACTCCAGACCTCTTTGCCAAAATGCTGGTACTACACTAAACGTTCGTGAAATACCTGGAATTTCACTAAGTTGTTCTCCAAAAAATCCTTTACCTGCATTTACGTATTCTTGTGCGTAAGCCTCAGCCTTCTCGCCTTCTAAATTTTTAGCGTTGGCAAGTTCCATGCCCCGCTGCATGGTGCGCGGTTCCATGTTCGCCCAGATGTCGTCGGTAAAAGTTGCCCACCTGGCAGCAGTTATTGCATGGGGGCCATCCATGACGCCATCAAGAATGGTCTTGCCGTCAATCACAACGTCTTGCAACTTGCGATCTACTGCGGCTTGCGCATAGTCGTGGGCAAATCGCCAAGCGTCATCGCCAACAAGCCCTTGACGAGCAGCGTGATTGTAACCAGGCTGAATGTTGCGCACATATTCAAACGACGTTCCCACTAATGATTTAAATGCAGTATCAATTGACATCTGCCCACGAGTGCTCAAATTAAGAAGTTGCCATGACCATTTCTGCGCTATAGCCCAAATGCTTTTGTCTTGCACTGACAACCAGGGCAAAGTGTTTATGTTCCATGAAGGGCTGGCGTTGGCGTTAACTGCTTCAGTGTTAGCGTCTTGTTTTGCTAGGCGATCAAAGTAGTCCACCTGTGTACGATCTAAGTCAAATAGACCGCGACCCACCTTAAATGACTCAATACCAAGGCGCAAAGCGCCATGTAAATTTTGCACGTATTGACCGTACAGCATTAGCGACGTTGGTACCATTTGCATATTTCCACCAGCTACGTCGCCTGAAATTTGCACAAGAGGAAGATACGCTGTGCGAAAAGCACTACCAATAAGACTGTTCCAGAAAGTGGCGCCTGACGACAGCAATTGGCTAACTCTGTACAGCATTAAACCATTCGCTCCAATATTTGTAACTTTGCCGAGTTGCCTCCAAAAACCTAGAGAATAGCCAGGCGTAAGAGCACTTTGCGACATAGACCTGGCCAGTTCTTCCAACTCTGCAAGCACCTTGGGATTACTGTAATCGTTAGCAATAATGGCTTCACGAGTGTCTGGGCTTAATTTGACGCCAATGGTGTTAGCAATCAGATCTTCTTGGTCCTTGGCCAATTCTTTTTCAAAGTCTGCGCTGATGTCTTTGCCAGGCGGCAGCAGTTCAGCATTAGCTACAGCAGCTGTGTCGCCGTCCTTAAACGGAACGGAGCCAGGTTCAGGCCGTGGTATTTGAGTGCTACGCAGCAATTGACCCAACGGCCTGGTAACAGATACAAAAGCACTGTTAGCGCGGTATGCCTTAGCCGCGTGCACTAGCAGCTCAGCAGTAAGTTGGCCCATGTCAGCAGCTTCGTCTACGGCGCTGTTTAGCCAGCGGTTAGCAGCAAGACCGGCTCCTTTATTTGCTTCGTCAACCACCATAGCCATTGCACGCATGGCAACCAGGTTTTCTTTGTAAGCCGAAAGTGGGCCGCTAAGGCGTCTTAAATTTTGAAATACTGCTTGGGTGCTGTATTTGTTATTTTTAAGCCATAAGGCTGTCTCGGTAACAATTTGCTCGTCAGTCATCGTCCGAATGCCGGTAGCATCAGACCGACTTACAATGTCGCTTAAAGACCGGTAGCTCTCAACCATGGCTTGTGGTTGGACAGGTTGATACGTGGTGGCACCAGAGGGCGACACAATCTTTTGAATGTTGTTAGCCAGCAGATCGTCAGTGGTCATCTCACCGGCATCAATAGCTGCACGGTTGGCTTTAATTTGCTCTACAAAACGACGAGCCCAATCGTCATCCAGCACAGGTGCCTGGACAAGCGTGGGGGGAGCAGGGGGCGCAGGAGGAGCAGGGGGCTCATCCGGTGAGCCTGTGCCGTACTTCTGAGCTAGCTGCTGATCTCGCAGGGCAATGCGCTGCTCTAGCGGCAGGTTTGCAGCTGCTTTTGCAAGCAGGTTATCCAGCTGCTGGATTTCCTGTGGAGTGGGGCCAGCGGCAGTTGCAGCTGCAGGAGGTGCAACGGCCTCTGCTTCGATGGCGTCACGCTGTGCGTAGTAGTCGTTGTAGGCCTTGAGCTGAGCCTCGTATTCGTTTCTGGCTTCAGGCGATACGCCCGCCTTGCCAGGCTTGATAGTTTTAACTTCTAGTTGGTTTTCGGCGTCCCAATAAATACGAA